CATGACCATTTAATTTTAATTGATAGGTATTATCATCATCTAGGGATTGTGGTTCTCTTAAAATAGCATTATTTTTAGCATCATCCTCGTCCCAAGTTTGAGGGAAGGAATAATTTATGGGACTTATAGATGATATACTATCATCTAAAATATTATGACTAGATGTCCAAATTAATTCTTTTACTGGATGATTAAAATTAAGATTCATATTTTTGGTATTAGAAAATTCTTGAAATTGAAGTTGTTCAATTAAGTATTCATGAGAAACTTGAGCAAATCTTCTTCTTTCATCTGTATCAAGATAAATATAATCACACCATAAAGTAAATTTTTTATTTCCGACATTAGAAGAATCTAAATCAGTATATGACAACGAAAGTGTATTACTATTTGACATTAAATTATCATCTACATCACCCTCATTTACATTTTTGACCAAATTTTGATATTTTTCAAAAGTCATTTTAACTTTAACTTCGTGATATTGTAGAGCAATCAATGGAAGAGCAAGACCCGGATTACGACAAAACCAGAAATATAACGGGATATATATATTAGTATTAGATATATCTCGATTCGTATCGTCATTCGAAGATGTAATAATACTATTCCATGAACCTGTCTTTAATCCAACTACGTTATCGGTGGACAGACCTGTTGAAACAGGACCCCCATTACCAGACATAGTATTGAAAAGAGTTGATCTTTTAATTGTATTATCACTTATACTTTGTTCATTAGATCCATTATCAAAAGAACCATCTGGATTTTTTTCAACCAATTGTGAATAAACAGAATGCCAGTGATTATAGTGACGATCAATTTTTTGACCCCCTATTTCTAGTTCACATTCTTTAATTAAATTAGAACCATAATTACTGGTTATATTTAAATACTCTTTCAAAGATGATCCATTGGATTTAAATTCGACAGTATGTTCTAAATACATCCTGTAAACTAAATCTCCATTTCTGGAAATAGTTGCTGAAACATTTTTACCAAAATCAGATGTTCCGTTAAAAGTTTGAGCAATTGCCTCCATCGAAAAGTTCGTGTGGCGACGATACACAACCTTGAAAAAAGTAATCTGGGGATTCCCCGTTAAGTAAATATCTTGAGCTCCATAAGCGACAAGTTGCATTAAACCTCCTCCCATCTTTTTATACCTTTATTATAGAAAAAAATTTTGACTAAATAAAACAAATTTAGTCAAAGAAAAAAATAATTTTAATTAGTAATTTATCTTGTTTAATTATATTCATTTAATTACTGTATGCTAGACCACCCATACCAGACATGATACGAAGGACATTGTAATTAACAGCAAATATCTTAGAATTGGCGAGAAACGAAGCAGAGCTAACTAACTGAGCATTATCAATTCTTGAAAAGTTACAGGTTCCCGATGGCTGGTGCTCTTCCGGTTTAAGGGCAAAAGAATAAACACAAATAGAATCATTCAGAACTCCATCTTCTGTACTATTAAGACCACCTTGACCACTATGATGCTCCCAAATTTGTGTTCTAGAGAAATATGGATGGGGTCTCTCTGTGAATCTATCATGTCCATTTAATTTCAAATGATATTTAGCACCAGCGAACCCATTCGCATCCGCGGTTCCAAGTCCAACAACTGGTTCCAACGACACCCCTGTCCCATTTTTCCGAGTCCAAATTAGTTCTTTAACTGGATGATTAAAATTAAGATCGCTGGATGTCTCAGTTTTTAATTCATCATCTTGAACTTGTTCAATTAAATATTCGTGAGAAACTTGGGCAAATCTACGACGTTCATCTGTATCAAGATAAATATAATCAGCATATAAAGTATTTCTTTTAAATCCGGATGAGCCGGAGAATGTTCCGCCGAAATCGTGTTCAAGTATAATCTTAACTTCGTGGTATTGGAGGGCGATCAAAGGTAGAGCAAGACCAGGATTACGGCAGAACCAGAATTGTAGCGGAACTGTATATAATACTTGTACCGAAGGAGCACCGGTCACTCCACTCGAACCTGACATTCTTTGAAATAAAGATCCGCCATCGCCTTCTGGTGCCGCTGCGAGCGATGTAGAACCGAAATTTTTCTGCGTTAATTCAGACCATACTTCCATCCATTCTCCTGTATGCTTATCAATTTTTTGACCCCCTATTTCTAATTCAATAGAATTTATCCAAGATACTCCTGGATTATTATCCGGGGTCTGGTCGGGCATTTTTCCCTCAATTTCTAGATACATTCTGTAAACTAAATCACCGTTTCTAGAAATCGTCGAAGTACAACGAGTATTTTGACCAGTTTCGTCACCGTTCCAAGTTTGAGCAATTGCTTCCATTGAAAAGTTCGTGTGGCGGCGATACACAACCTTGAAAAAAGTAATCTGGGGATTCCCCGTTAAGTAAATATCCTGAGCTCCATAAGCAACAAGCTGCATTAAACCTCCTCCCATCTTTTTATACCTTAATATAGAAAAAAATTTTGACTAAATAAAACTTATTTAATCATTTTTAAAAATAAAAGATAAATAAAATATATTTATTGATTTAAATTAATTCATTTAATTACTGTATGCTAAACCACCCATACCAGACATGATACGGAGAACATTATAATTAACAGCGAATATCTTAGTAGCACCGTTACCGCTAGTAGTCCCCGGTTCTAATCTTGCGTTATCAATTCTTGAAAAGTTACAAGTCCCCGATGGTTGATGCTCTTCTGGTTTGAGGGCAAAAGAATATACAGCAATAGCATCATTAAATTTACCTATTCCGGCATCAACACCAGCGCCGGCGGCGGCACCACAATCAAGGGATCCCGAACCAGTATGATGTTCCCAGATTTGAGTTCTAGTAAAATATGTAGAATCTCTAGATGCAAAACGATCATGACCATTCAATTTGAGTATGATATTATCCCCACCGACCGAATCAGTTCCGTTAATTGTATCGCGAGTGAAAATCAATTCTTTAACTGGATGATTAAAATTTAATTCCCCTTTTCCATCAGTTAGAGAACCTTCTTGAACTTGTTCAATTAAGTATTCATGAGACACTTGAGCAAATCTTCTTCTTTCATCAGTGTCAAGATAGATGTAATCACACCATAATTTATTTGATGGAGACACTCCACCCCCAGAATATTTATCACCGATACTGTGATTTAAAATTACCTTAACTTCATGATATTGAAGGGCAATTAATGGTAGAGCAAGACCAGGATTACGACAAAACCAAAATTGAAGGGGTACATAGTGATGGGTATCGGGGTTACCGGTGGTTACCTTTGCTGAACCACCCATACCACTCATATTTTGAAATAATGTTCCATTTTTCGCGCTTAATCTTCCAACTTTTCCAGAAGGATTAAGTTCGGTTAAATAAGACCAAACATTCATCCAATGTCCAGTGTGCTTATCAATTTTTTGACCCCCAATTTCTAATTCTACATTATCGATCGCGGCAGAAGAAACATCATGGTCGCCATCATTATTTATTTTACCGGTAAGTTCTAAATACATTCTGTAAACTAAATCACCATTTCTAGAAATGGTTGCTGTACAACGGGATCCAGCAGACCCAGTTTGATTACCACTCCATGTTTGTTGAATTGCTTCCATTGAAAAGTTCGTGTGGCGGCGATACACAACCTTGAAAAAAGTAATCTGGGGATTCCCCGTTAAGTAAATATCCTGAGCTCCATAAGCAACAAGCTGCATTAAACCTCCTCCCATCTTTTTATACCTTAATATAGAAAAAAATTTTGAGAAAAGAAAACCAATTAAATATTTTAAAGATATTTAATTTGAAATTAAAATTTAAATTAAAGATTTAATAGGGATAAATTAATTTAATTACTGTATGCTAAACCGCCCATACCAGACATGATACGGAGGACATTGTAATTAACGGCATATACTGTTAATGATTCCGATGTGTCAGATTTTAATATAGTCATATCTAATTGAGCATTATCGATTCTCGAAAAATTACAAGTTCCTGATGGTTGATGCTCTTCCGGTTTAAGGGCAAAAGAATATACATTTATTTTTTTTTGCAAATCAGTATTTCCACCTAGCACCCTTTTTATAAATTGCACACGGATTGGTGAGGTCCCGGTGTTATTTGCTGAATCGGAGTCAAGAGTTGTTCCTTCATCCCCAACCTGAAATTGGCGTTCAAATGTTATATTGGTGGAGTCTTTGCTTATGACAGTCGATGAGAACTGCTGGAACTGAATCAAATCACCATCCGTAGACACAAGATTATTGCTATCCACATCATTTGTGGTGGCATCGAAACCGACATGAGTGATTTCTAATACAATTTCATCTCCGGGAATAACTTGATCGACTACGCCATTACCAGCGGGGAATTCAACATTGCATGTGCCCGCCACATCGACGGTGTAAACAATTTTGCTCGCCCCTGTCGCCAGGGCTGGTGTCCAAACTTTACCGATTTTAATCTCTCCTACTGACCCCAAGAATGCGTCAGCAATTTCAGAAGCAGGACTGTGGGTAGGTAAATTTTGCTGTGGGATATTTGTGTGATAATCATATGGTTGTTTTAAAGCAAAATATTCAGGGACTTGTTCCGAAAAACGATCATGACCATTAAGTTTTAATTTAATATCCTTAGCAGACATAATTTTCGAATGGGTCCAGATTAATTCTTTAACTGGGTGATTAAAATTTAATTTGAAAGTTTTTTGGGTCCCTGAACCACTAATCGCTGCTCCAGAGGAGACTACCTTTTCTTCTCTTTGAATCTGTTCAATAAGATATTCATGGGAAACTTGAGCAAATCTTCGCCTTTCATCTGTATCAAGATAAATATAATCACAATATACAGTGGGATTTGGAGAAGGTGCCCCACAAGTTCCCCAAGTAAACTTGAGTTTCACTTCGTGATATTGAAGGGCGATTAGTGGTAGAGCAAGACCAGGATTACGACAAAACCAGAAATTCAAAGGGATATGAATATTATCGACGCAGTCTGTCCCGCCAGTCTTCATTTCTTCTCCCGTACTTCCCGTCATACATCGATAAGGTATCGATTTATAAGAAGGAATACTTAGTTCACTCCAAACTTTATTCCATTCATCATAGTGACGATCAATTCTTTGACCGCCAATTTCTAATTCACATTCTTTAATTAAGTCCATACCCTTGCTGATACCGGATTCCTTAGATTGAACATAGCA